CTACAAACATTAGTATTGATTTTAGCGCCTAGCTATTTCATCGTCAGATTATTAACCGGATTAATTTTTAACGTATAATGAGCAAGACACCAAAACACTACGACAATGGCGCAAACTACGACGTCATAGATATAGCAAACGATTACAATTTATCCTTTGCTAGAGGTAACGCCGTTAAATACATTGTAAGAGCGGGAGTAAAAAAACAAGACACAGAGATTGAGGATTTAGAAAAGGCGATTACTTGTTTAGAAAGAGAGATTAATTACCTAGAAAAAAATAAGTTATGTGTATAGTTGACCACGAATTAAACGAGCATTTAGATTCTTTAGAGGAAAAAAGCGAATGTATGGAGTGCGGAGTTGATGTTTCTTTAGGAAAACATTATTGTTGTTTCAGTTGTTTGAACGCATCTAATAGATAGCGCCTAAACGCTTTCTAATGATTACTAACCTACGTTAAAACGTGGGTTTTTTTTATTTTGCTATCTTTACAGATATGGACAATAACCAAATTGGATGTCTAGCTGAATATAAATTCGCAACTGCTGCAATGGAACAAGGTTTTTTTGTTTCGTTTCCTCTGCTCAATACTTCAAGATATGATTGCATTGTTGAAACGCCTAAAGGGTTGTTTAAAATACAAATTAAATCAGTTCACAACTTTACGGATAGGTCAAGGGTTTTTTTAAGAGATACAAAGAAAAAAGCATACAATAAAAAAGATGTTGATTTTTTTGCTATCTACTACAAAGAGAAAGACGGATTCTTTATTTTTAAAAATGAAGGCAAACGAAAATCATTTGAATTGACATCGCCTAAATATTTAAAATATTTTAATAACTTTGCAGAACTTTAAATGTTTTCAATTTTGTTTTCCAACGAAAAGGCGTCGCAAACTAATGTGGCGCTTTTTTTTTATCTTTACAAAAATATTCATAATATGAAACTAAAAATCAAACAATCCATTTTAAAAGGAGGTAAGCGTTACAATGAAGGCGATGTCATAGAGTTAGATGCAAATACTGCTAAGAACTGGATTAAAAAAGGTTTAGGATCTAAAATATCTAAAAAGAAAGAGAAACAAACTTTTGAGACTAAAGAACTAAAGGTTGAATATAAAGAAATCAAATCAGATGAGACAAATTAAAATAAACGCAACAACCGGAAATGAAATATTGACGGCTCAAAATGTTAAAGACTACGCACGTATTGATACAAGCGCAGATGATAATTTAATTACTGCAATGATTTCTCAGGCTCGAATATGGTGTGAAAATTATATTTCAAGAGATATAGTTCCAAAAAATAGAACTTACTATTTAGACACAACCAATGGTTTGTTTGATTTACCTTTTGGCCCGATTGCTAGTATTTCTGAAATAACTATTGACGGAACGGCTACAACTGATTATGAAATACTTGGTTTAGATAATGAAACGATTGAATTAGATGGAGGCTCTGCCGAAAGAGTTAAAATAACTTATGTAACATTAGGGATAAATGATTCTTTAGTAAAACAAGCGATGTTGCAACTTATATCTACTTATTATGATAATAGGTCGGATTTTACAACTGAGCAAAACGATGTCGCAGAAATACCAACATCAACAAGACAAATTTTAACGTCTTATAAAACTATGTTTATTTAATGGATGCGGGAAAACTAGATTCTAAAATAACAATAAAGCGATTAATTAAGTCGCCTGATGAATTTGGCGGATATAACTCTACTTTGTCAGAGGTTGCAACTGTATGGTGCAATTTAAAGCAGATTAGCGGAGATATAAGCGACAAACTAGGTAAAAGAACGCAAGACATTCAGATTGAAATAATGATGCGTAAAAACACCGCAGATTTAATTCAGTTAGGAGATATATTTACATTAGAGGGAGGTACAAAGAATTATCGTATAAATGAAAAGTATGAGTTTGATTTAGATTTTTATACTAAACTATTAGCAACAAAATCTGAATAAAATGAATATTAAAATCGACCAATCAGATTTGGCTCAACTTAAAAAAAAGTTAGACAATTTAAGAACATTTGATAAAACAACGCTATCAAATGAACTTGGAAAGACTGGAGCCGATATTTCTAGAATTGCAACAAAAGCTGCGCCGTCTGATTATGGTACATTAAGGCAATCAATAAGGTATCAAAAACAAGGCAAAACTGTTGAGGTTATAGCCGGAGCAAAATATGCGCCTTATGTAGAATTTGGAACGGGTGCTTTTGTAACTTTTGACGATATGCTAGAACTTGGAATACCAAAGAGTTATGCAGCACAGTTTAAAGGCTCAAAGCCGGGTTATATGAAACCTCAGCCGTTTTTCTTTGGCTCTGCTAGAATAGGTCTAAAAAAATTATTAACTCGTTTAAATGGCGAAATTAAAAAAGCAATAAAATAATATGTTAGAGGCGATTCATTATGTAAGGAAAGCAATTATTGCGAAATTAAACGGCAATGTTTTAATTAACAATGTCGCCGTACCGGTTTACAATCGTATTCCAACGGATGCAACTTATCCATTGATTAGAGTTTATTCAGTTTCAACAGACGAAACAGACCAAAATCAACAATCATTTATAAGCGAAACAATAACACGAATTGAATGTATCTCAAAATTCTATTCAGATGATGGCGGACAATTAGATACTAATTTAATGGTATCTCAATGCTTACAAAAACTCAGAACTAGGTCTGCAAACTATATTGATTTAGCGCCAAACGGATTTAATGTTTATACAAGTGAAAACAATGGCGTTACTTATTTAGAGGATGATTTAGCGGATTCAACTTATTTTAGAGGAATAATTGAACTATCAAATAAAATTCAACAAACTGTTCCGGTAATTGTTTCATATACTGATCCTTTACAAAGTGAGTTGCAACTAGAATACAGAAACCAATATACAGATAGAATTGTAGCCGATGGAGGACAATACGAATCTATTGAGTGCATTGAAACCGATATATTATACAACCAATAAAATAATAAAAAAATGGCTAAAATAACCTATTCAGCAAAATTTGACAATGTAACTTCAGATTTACCGGCAATAAATAAAGTCGTTGCTGCTGATATGAACGAAATAAAAGACTCTGTAAATTCCTTATACGATTCAATCGGTGGTTGGGTTGATTATGAAGATTCAGCGACCGCAGTAACTCCAATAAATTTGACTGCAAATGTTTGGACAGATTTAACAAATGATAAGGCCGGAAGCGGAACAATAACAACATATAAGCCTAGTTTTGTAAGTGGCGAATTATGGAACTCAGCCTCTAACTCGTTAGATTTTTCTGAAGTTGGAGCCGGTAGAGTTATGATTGTTAGAAACGATTTCGATATAACCGCCGGAGCATCTAATACAAGACTAGACGCACGTTTATATTTTCCTGATACCGGAAAAACTGTTGAGTTTATGCACGATAATATTGCAAGTAATAATGATTTAGTAAGGTATTCAAGAACTACCCAATTATTTACGCATACAGATATTTTAACAAGTGGTTGTAAAATTCAAGTTAGAGTTGATAAATCAGGAGCGACGGCAACAGTTGAGAACTTTTTAATTACGCTTATATCACATTTCTAAAACAAAACAATGCGACAAATAAACAAAATCATCATACATTGTAGCGCTACGCCGGAGGGTAGAAAAACAAGCGCCGAAGAAATAAAGAGTTGGCATTTAGAAAGAGGTTTTTCTGATATTGGTTATCATTATATTGTCCATTTAGACGGCTCAATTTCCTATGGTAGAAACATTGATAAAATTGGCGCACATTCAAGAGGTCAAAATAAAATGTCGATAGGCGTTTGCTATATTGGAGGTTTAGACGAATGTTTAGATCCTAAAGATACAAGAACTCCACAACAAAAAGAAAGTCTTTTAATCTTGCTAAAAACACTAAAAAAAATACATTCTAAAGCGGTTATTTACGGCCATAGGGATTTTAGCGAAAAGGCTTGTCCAAGTTTTAATGCGTTTGATGAATATAAATTTATTGAGTAATGGCAAAGAAAAAGTTTAAAGACACAAAAGTTGGTCAGTTTATACTTAAAAAAATACCGGGTTTTGTTGGCGATATACTTCCACAAAAAGGAGTTTTAGGAGTTGTTAAAAATTTAATAGACAACGAGCCTGAATTGACAAGTCAAGATAAAATACAATTGCACAATGAACTGATTGAGTTATATGAGTTAGAGGTTGCCGATAGAGATTCTGCTAGAAAGCGAGAGGTTGAAAAGGCTAAATCAGGAGGCTTTGACTTTATGTTTAATTTAACCGGTGTTATTGGATTAGGCGCTTTTGCTTTTATTATTTATGCGATTGTATATTTACAAATCCCGGAATCTAACAAAGAAGTTTGGATTCATTTGATTGGAATTTGTGAGGGAATTGTATTATCTATTTTCGGTTATTTCTTTGGCTCTGCGGTTAGAAAAAACAACTAACTAATAAAGTGTTTTAATTTTTGTATTTTTGTTTTTAAATTACAAAAATATGTCGTTAGCGGATAAAGCAAGTCTTTTACTTATACCAACCGGTTACAAATCACAAAAAGTTTATTCTATTTTTCCTACTGATGGAGTTGGGGATTTTGATTTTTCACGATCTAGTAGCGCCACAAGAATAGCAAAAAACGGATTAATAACAACTGTTGCTGCAAATGTTCCTAGACTTGAATATCCAATGATTGATGGTGTTGTAAATGGATGCCCTAGTTTAAAACTTGAGCCACAGAGAACTAATTTACTTGCTTATAGTGAAGATTTTAGCAATGCTTATTGGAGTACTAATTCAAACGCATTAATAAGTTTAAGTTCTAATTTATCACCAGACGGAACTGCAAATGCTTATAGGATTGAAGCAGTAACTGGCACTCAAGTTGGATACGTTGGCACAACAACAATAGGCACTACAATAACGCATTCTATATGGGTTAGAAGAATAAGCGGTAGCACTACTTTTAATATGGTAGATGTAAATAATAATAATACTTCAGTTAACATAACAAGTGATTGGCAGAGGTTTAGCGTTACATCAACAGCTACATCAACTAATCTAAGAAATTATTTTAGAACAACTGCTCTTGGAGATGTTGTTGAAATTTACGGAGCGCAAACAGAAGAAGGCTCATATCCAACAAGTTATATTAAATCTAATAGTGGTTATACAACTACTCGTTCAGCAGAAACTTGCAATGGAGCGGGAGATGCAGCTACGTTTAATGATTCAGAAGGTGTTTTGATGGCAGAGATTAGTGCTTTGGCTGATGATGGAACTGTTAGAAGTATAGCCATTTCTGGAAGCGTAACAAATGACGTTGTTAGATTTTATTATGATGGTGTTTCAAATGGTATAACTGCATTTGTTTACAACGGAGCATATCAATCAGTATTTACTACTGTTGTAAATGACATTACTGAAAATAATAAAATTGCTTTTTCTTACAAACTGAATGAATTTAAACTATTTATAAATGGTTTGCAAGTTGGAGTTACAGATACAAATGGAGCAATTCCAAATGGCTTGGATGGATTAAAATTTGATAATGGTTATGGAGCAGAAGATTTCTACGGAAACACTAAACAACTACAATACTACAATTCAGCATTAACAGATAGCGAACTAGAAAAAATCAGTTCTTGGACATCTTTTACAGATATGGCACAAGGACAATTATACACAATAGAATAATATGGCAAATACTTTAAAATTTGGAACAGATGGTAATTGGGCGACAAAAAAAGGCTCTACGTTAGCTTATAATGACGAAGGTGGAAATTTTAAACCTCTACCTTTTACAACTACTAGAAATAGTATTGCTACAAGAGTAAACAAAGAAGGATTAATAGAAGTAGTTGGTAATGATGTACCAAGAATAGATTATACAGATAGTGCAGATGGTGTTCTTTTGTTAGAGCCAAGTAGGACTAATAAAGCAACTTATAGTGAGGATTTTAGTCAATCTTTTTGGACTAAATCTAACGCAAATGTTGTTAGTGGGTTTGCTTCTCCAGATGGTAATAATAATGCTTATAAATTAGTCGAAGATGCAACTAATTCTAGTCATTTTATAAGA